CCTGGGTAGAAACAGTTTCTCGATTGATGAATTTTATGAAAGACCATTTAGTATTAAACTATGGCTATAGCCCAAATGCAAAAGTATTTGATGAAGTAAAAGAAGCAATTTTAAATCATAAAGTAATGCCTTCAATGAGAGCATTAATGACTGCAGGTCCAGCACTAGAACGTGATCACATCGGTGCATACAACTGTTCTTTTATTGCAGTAGATAGCCCAAGATCATTTGACGAAGCAATGTATATTTTAATGAACGGTACAGGAGTTGGATTTAGTGTTGAAGCAAAATATGTAAATGAACTTCCAGTCATTGCAGAATCATTTAATCAAACAGCAACAACTATTGTTGTAGAAGATTCTAAACTTGGTTGGGCAAAAGCATTTAAAGAATTAATCGCTTTACTATATCAAGGTCAAATTCCAAATTGGGATATGTCTAAGGTTCGTCCATCAGGTGCAAGACTAAAAACTTTTGGTGGTCGTGCTTCTGGACCAGGACCTCTTAGTGCATTATTTATGTTTACTGTTGATACATTTAGAAACGCAGCAGGTAGAAAATTAAAATCAATTGAAGCACATGATTTAATGTGTAAGGTTGGAGAAGTTGTTGTTGTAGGAGGAGTACGCCGTAGTGCTTTAATTAGTCTTTCAAATCTTGATGACTTTGAAATGGCAAAAGCAAAAAGCGGATCATGGTGGGAAACTCAAGCACAACGTTCTTTAGCAAACAACTCTGCCGTATATCACAACAAACCAAACACTGCACAATTTTTACGTGAGTGGAGAAATCTTTATGAATCAAAATCTGGAGAACGTGGAATCTTTAATATGGATTCTGTTCGCAAACACGTTGAATCTTTTGGTCGCAGAGATGCTTCACTAGTAGCAGGAACAAACCCATGTGGAGAAATTATTCTTCGTCCAAATGAATTTTGTAATTTAACAGAAGTAGTTATTTCTGCAGAAGACACAAAAGAAGATTTGTTAGAAAAAGTTAGATTGGCAACAATTCTTGGAACATGGCAATCAACACTTACCGATTTTAAATATATTCGTAAATCTTGGAAAGATAACTGTGAAGAAGAAAGACTTCTTGGAGTTTCTTTAACAGGAATTTATGGAAATAAAATTACATCTACTGCTGGAAAAGCATTAGAACAATTGTTAACTGATATGAGATTAGAAGCGGTAAAAGTAAATGAAGGAGAAGCAAAGAAATTAAATATTAATCCTTCAGCATCTATTACTTGCGTTAAGCCATCTGGAACTGTAAGTCAACTAGTTGGTGTATCAAGTGGAATTCATCCTTGGTATTCTGAATATTATATTAGAAGCGTACGTGGTTCAAACAATGATCCATTGACACAATTCTTAAAAGACTCTGGTATTCCAAGCGAACCAGATGTTATGAAACCAGATCAAACTACTGTTTTTTATTTTCCACAAAAGGCTCCAAAGAATGCAACAATAACTAAAGACCTAACAGCAATTGATCATTTAGAAATGTGGAAAACTTACAGAACACATTGGACAGAACACAACCCAAGTGTAACAATTAACGTCCACGAAGATGAATGGTTAAGAGTTGGATCATGGGTATTTGACAACTTTGATTCAATCGGTGGAGTGTCATTCTTACCAGCCAGCGAACATACTTACAAACAAGCCCCATATCAAGAGGTATCAAAAGAAGAATACGAACAATGGTTAAATAAGATGCCTTCTAATATTCAATGGGAAATGCTTTCATTCTATGAAAAAGAAGATGGAACTACTGGATCTCAAGAATTATCCTGCGTTGCAGGGGAATGTGAAATAGTAGACATTACAAAGTCCTAACATGCTAAAATAGATTAGAGGTAAACATGTCACACAAGATCTCTAATCTATATGCATCTAGATCGTTTTCAGAGCATCCACTAGCCCTATGGCCACTAGATGATGAAGTATATTTTATATCTATGCTTAACGAGGCAAACAAAGATATCTTAACTTGGACATTAAATAACACTCAAGAAGAACTTTCCTTAGAAGACAATACTATAGTTCCAATGCCAGAAGAAATATCTTCTATTATTTCACCAATATCTTCATCAGTTAACTATATGGAATTATTAAGTCCAAGTATTAATTTAAATTTGATTGCAGATGCAGATAAGGATACTATATCAATTTCATCTTTTATGTACCCCTTTGAGTCTTTGATAGAAAGTGTTGAAATAGGATTTGCTTATAAAAATAATGAAGATGCAGAGTATACATATGATACTAGTGTTATGTTGACCCAATCAGAAACTTGGAATACGGTAAGCCATACGGCTTATGTGGTAGATAAAGATATTTTTAAAGGATATATAAAGATAAACTATTCTGGTAATTTTGTAAATAGTGATTATTCAGTAAAGATTAATTCATTGTCAATAGGACAGTGGTCTGAATTGTTTGTTAGACAAAGCAGTGGAATAACACCAGTTTCTATACCAGATCAAAATCTTAATGATTTAATAATGAGTTCTGGATCTTTAAACGTTAAAGTAGTAGAAGCAGACGCTTATGGTTTGTTAAATGAAAATAGTGCTTATTACTTTGTAGAAAATAATAAAATGCTTGCTGTTAATTATGGTATTCCTATGGTATTTGGATCAGGAAATGTTACTAAAATATATAAATCAGTTAATCCAAGTGTTCCATCTATAGCACTTCCTGGACATGGATTTTTAAATAAAAAAGGAATAGGAAAAAATTATACTGTAGAGTTTTGGTTAAGGATGTATACAAATTCAGCATCTCCAATAAGAATCTTTGGACCCCTTACATCAACTGATGGACTTTATGTAGAAGAAGAGTTTTTAACAATTAGAATTGGAAGGTATTCAAAGTCTCATTTTATAGGTAAATGGTTTAGACCAATGTTAGTTCATTTACAATATTCTGAAGATAGTTTTAATCTTTTGATTAATGGAGATACTGTAGCATTAATAAATATTGAAGAGGCTTTAGATTTTATTCCTTTAGAAAGAAATGATTGGTTAGGATTTTATGGACATGAAAAAGTTTACCCATTTGAAATAGATTGTTTTTCAATATACCCATATATAATTCCAAATCAGTTAGCAAAGAAAAAATACGTATATGGTCAAGGTGTTGACGAACCAGAAAATATTATTAATAACTTTGGAGGAGAATCTGTTTATATAAATTTTCCATTTGCTAACTATTCTTCAACAATGAATTATCCAGATATGACTGGATGGAATGCTGGATTTTCTAGTAACATAGATACAACTTCTAAATATATATCTTTTCCAAAATATACTGCACCTGAGTATGTTTACGTTGGAGATAATTTAGAAATATTTGATTTAAATCCAGAATTTAGAATTTGGAATGATCTTGCTGACAACACTTGGGAATATTGGAATGCTGGAAGTTGGGAAGAATTAAGAAGATCTTATTCTGGAGATACACTACACGATAGTCTTCCACATCAAGATGGAGACTATAAGTTTGTAAAGTTAAAACCAAATCTTTTGTATGAGGATATAAATGGATCAATATATTTTGATTCTATGAATCCAATTGATTCTTTAGTTAAATCTATTTTTGGAGTATTTAGATCACCAGATCAGTTACCAGCAGAACCAGAAATAGTTATGCAGTTTACAAGTAAGGTAAACTTTAATAATTTTAGAATTGAAGTAGATACTTCTGGGTTAAGTTATTATTACAACGAATTACTTTTAGAAAACAAAGCACTTACGGCAAGTACAGATTTTATTGCAGGAATAGAGTTAGATAAAATAAACTCTACATACGCTTCATCTATTCAAAACTTTTTTGCAAGTCCTCAAAACCTATCTTTAAACATTGGTGGGTATGAAGCAAATACTTTTACTGGAAGAATATATAAAGTAAACTTTAACAATAAGTTTTACACAGACAAAGACTTGTTAGAGTATATATTAGATGATGGAACATTTCAAACTACAACTGATGAAAATATTATGAAGTACATAGGAAACTATACTTATCATTTCTTAGAATTAGAAAACACATTGATTGAAGATATTGGATCTGTTGGGTATTGGGAAGACTCTTTGCCGTTAAGTTATTTTGCTAAAAATGTATTGGGTCAAAATGGCAAGACTTTGTATGATTTAGATATGCTTCAGTTTAATATAGATACTACTTCTCCACTTGTAAATACTGTAGATCCAGTCGGGGCAGAAGAAAATTCACTTAAAGTCAGCACTTATATAACAATCCAAGACTATACTTCTGTAGGAAAAAAACTATACACAGAATATACCAATACAGTAAAAATTGGTGAAGATAGAGTTCTTGATATAGATCAATATACTTACAACGATATTATTAATACAAAATTTGAGGTAGTAGATGGAACTATTATATTCCCTCCAAAAGAACAAGTAAACTTTGAAGACTACTATATTACAACCCATATAGAATTAAAAACTAACGGATTATTAAATAAAGATATAAGACTTAAGAGTATGTCATTTTCATCTCTAGCCTATGATGAAAAAGCCTTTTATTCAATTACTACTAAAGGTGGAAACAAAATATATCCATTCCATAAGATAGATGATGCTTATGTATTTAAAACAAAGAATCCATTTAGAATATATAAAGACTCAACTTCGTATATGCATTTAACTGGAGATTCTGGTATATCAGTTCTTCCTTACAATATTGATGGAGAAAGAGGAATAACTATTCCTATAAATAGTCAAAAATCTCCAGCCTACAGTTTAGGGGGTATTCAATTATTTTTATTCTACAACAAAGATTATACAATTGAAAGCAATACAAAGGTAGCAAGAATTAAAACACTTGATAACACTTTTGATATTTGGCTAGAAAAAGAGGTAGAAGGTAAAAGAGGATTTATAAAAATATATGACGCAATAACTGGGGTAGAAGATAAAAATTCTACTTTCTATCAAGATGGACAACAAATTAAAAACCCAGTAATAGAACCATTAACATGGTCTTCAATATCTATATCCCTGTTTGCTAACATAAACTTAGATGCAAGTATAGGTCAATTAGAACTATACCCTGGATTCTTATATAATAATATAGCCTTATATAACAAATCCTATGTGGTATATGGAAAAACTTTAGGATCTAAAAATTGGAATGAAATTAGGACAAGTATTTCAAATAATCCAGAACTAGAAAACCCTATTGTAAATAATCCTTGGACAGCCATTTTGAGCGGTACATGGAAAGATGCCCTATTTAAAGAAGAAGTAGCATCAATATCAGTAGATGGAGAGCAAGTATATCAATCACTATTTGGAATTTCTAGAATAGTTACTAGAGATACTTCTTTACTATCTGTCAATTCTGATTCATTTAGAATACTAAGTGATGCAAATTGGACACTCTATGAAGGAAAGGTTGTGTAATTGTATTTGCTATGGTACAATTATGTATATGAAAAAGCCACAAAACCCAAAAGATGGTAATAGTAAGTTAACAGTTCTACAAAAACAACAAAGATATGGCCTATATGTATGGCAAATGGACCACAATGGAAGAGCATTTGGAGATGGAAGAGGCAACGTTATGAACATCCCAGGTGATCAATACGATTTAGCAAAGATGGCTAAGGTAAAAGAAGCAGCACATCACTATGGGGCACCAGCAGGAAAAGTTATTTTTATGCCAGGAGTAAGAAGAATTTCAGACATGGAACATTCAGAACAACTGGGTAGAATGAAAGAAGGATACATCGCTAGTGAAACAGACATTGGAGCATGGATGGATGCAGAGAAAGGTTTAAAAGCAAATGGAGAATGAGCAATTAGAATCTATTGCAAGAATAGATAATTTAGATAAAATGGAAAAATCTATCAAGTCAGATGACTTTATGATAGATGCTGAAACAGCAAAATCTTATGACGGACTAGATAGTAACTTTAAAAGAAGAGCATCTAGAAACTTAAATAAAGCCTTTATGGGGCAAGAAGATAGTGGATCAAAGCAACTATTCCCAGAAATGGATCTTGTCACTGCCTATGGCCTTTATGACGTTGTTATACCACCATACAACCTAGACGAATTAGCATACTTTTACGAAAACTCATTTGCTAACCATGCTGCCGTTAATGCAAAGGTATCAAACATAGTAGGACTTGGATACTCTTTTGAAGTAACAGATTCCACAATGGCAAGACTTGAAGATGCAGATTCAGAAGAATCATTAATGAGAGCACAAAGAAAAATTCAAAGATCAAAAGCATCTATGGCTGAATGGCTAGAAAGTTTAAATGACGAAGACACATTTAGTCATATCCTAGAAAAAGTATACACAGATGTTGAATCAATCGGAAACGGATATATTGAAATTGGACGTAAGGTAAATGGAGATATTGGTTATATCGGACATATCCCAGCCACAACAATCCGTGTTAGACGCTTACGTGATGGATACATTCAGATTGTAAATCAACGAGTTGTATTCTTTAGAAACTTTCAAGGTACAGAAGATCAAAACCCTGTAACAACAGACAGAAGACCAAACGAATTAATCCACATTAAAAAGTACTCACCAAAAACATCATACTATGGTGTTCCAGATACCGTAGCAGCCGCAACCTCAATGGTTGGAGATAATTTAGCGGGTAAGTATAATATTGATTACTTTGAAAACAAAGCAGTTCCAAGATATATAGTATCCCTAAAAGGTGCAAAACTATCTGTTGATGCAGAAGATAAGTTATTTAGATTCTTGCAATCAGGACTTCGTGGTCAAAACCATAGAACACTTTACATCCCACTTCCTGGAGATAGTCCAGATAATAAGGTAGAGTTTGATATGAAAGCCATTGAAAGTGGTATTCAAGATGGATCATTTGAAAAGTATCGTAAATCAAATCGTGACGATATTTTAATGGCTCATCAAGTTCCATTCTCTAAAGTAGGTGGAGGTGCTGGAGTATCAATTGCATCAGCATTATCCTCAGATCGTACTTTCAAAGAACAAGTGGCTAGACCAGCACAAAGAAACCTTGAAAAGGTTATTAATAAAATCGTTAAAGAAGAAACAGATATGCTACAATTTAAACTTAACGAACTTACTCTGACAGACGAAGTAACCCAAAGTCAGATTGACGAAAGATACCTACGTATGCAGGTATTGGTTCCAAACGAAGTTCGTGAAAGACTTGGGTACCCTGTTCGTCCAGGTGGTCAAGAACCAATAGTTCTAGGTTCACAAGCAAGGGCTGAGATAGCAGCACAAGCAAGTGGGAATAGAATGAGGGATCAACAAAGAACAGATAATGCAAGCGACTCTGTATCAACCACGTCTGGCAGAAATGCACAGGGCGAAGGTAGATCAAGTCAATAGTTGTTATAAACTTTAAAGATCCTTAAAACACATTATATAATGGAACTAGTATGACTAACATGCATAAAGCATTTTGGCACTCAGAAAAAGACAACATAACGTTGTCTATGCCAATTGCAAAAGTAGACAAAGAACGCAGAATCGTTTCAGGTTTTGCGACACTTGATAATGTCGACAAACAAGCAGACATTGTGCCAACAGACGTTAGCCTAAAAGCCTTTGAACGCTTTCGTGGTAATTTAAGAGAAATGCATATGCCAATTGCAGTAGGCAAGGTTGTGTCTTTCAAATCAGATCAATTTTATAACAAAGAAGAAGAAAAATTTTATAATGGGGTATATGTAGATGCATACATTTCTAAAGGTGCTCAAGACACTTGGGAAAAAGTTCTTGATGGTACTCTTACTGGCTTTTCTATTGGTGGTAGTATCAACGATTCAGACAAAGCGTACAACTCCGAAATGGATCAAGAGATTCGTGTTATTAAGGACTATGACCTCCACGAACTATCATTAGTAGATAATCCTGCTAATCAATTTGCAAACATTCTTTCAATTCAAAAAGCCTCAAATGGTGTAAATACTGTTGAGGGCATGATCACAAAAACATTATTTGAAAATGTTTACTGGTCAAAAGAGTATCAAACAATTAGACTTTCAAAAGAAGAAGATCCTCGTAATGATGAAACATGGGTTGGTTTCGTAGAATCAAACGATACAGATAAGGTTTCTGTGATAAAAGGTTTACTTAAATCACAGGACACAGAACTTGGAAAAACATCCAAGACTGATCAAATTAATAAAGGAGGGAAGAATATGGCAAAAAAAGAACAAGTTGAAGCAACAGAAGTTGTTGCAGAAACAAAAGTAGAAAAAACTGTAAATACAGAAAGTGAGACTGTCGTTGTAGACGAAATTGTAAAGTCTGATAGTCCAGAAGAAACACCTGCTGCTGAAGCACCTGCTGCTGAAGAAGCACCTGCTGCTGAAGAAGCACCTGCTGCTGAAGAAACACCTGCTGCTGAAGAAGCACCTGTTGTAGAAGAAGCAAAAGAAGTTTCTGAAGAAGTTGTTAAATCTGAAAATACAGAAGCCACTCCTGCACAAGAAGTTGCACAAGTTGACTTAGCAAAGGCTGTTGAAACAGTACAAGCATCTGTTAACGAAGTTAGCAAGTCCGTTGTAGCAGCAGTAGAAGAATTAGCAGCAGCCGTTAAATCAATTAACGACAAAGTTGCTGAAATGACAAAAGGCATTGAATCAGTTAAAGAGGAAGTTGCTGGTGTAAAAAACAATGTTGAAGAGTTTGGAAAGCGTGTCGATGCAGTAGAAGATGACACAGCGGTCCGTAAATCTGGCGACCTCGGCGGGGTCGTACAGCAAAAAATACAAAAAAGGTCGATGTGGGGCGGGCGTTTCCTCAATTCCGCTGATCTATATCGTTAAATTCACTGGGAGGTGAAAAAAATATGTCAGAAGAAATTTTAAATAAGGCGGCTGTAACAGGAGTTATTGCTTCAGGAGGTATTGGTGGTGTTAGCACCCCAGCATCAGAACTTGGACCAGTAGGAACCGCAAAACCATCAGATGGTGGTGGTATCTTAAATCCAGAACAGTCACGCCAATTTATCGAATACATCTTTGAACAACAAGTTCTTGCTCGTGATGGTCGCCGTGTAACAATGCGTGGCAACACAGCAGAATTAGAAAAGATGAACGTTGGAGAACGTGTAATCCGTGCTGCTGCTCAAGCAGATGCGGCATACACAAATGCTGGAGTTACTTTCACAAAGGTCGAAATTACTACAAAGAAAGTTCGTCTTGATTGGGAAGTATCATCTGAAGCACTAGAAGATAATATCGAAGGTGCAGCATTAGAAGATCATTTGGTTCGTACAATGACTCGTGCATTTGCAAACGATCTTGAAGATCTTGCAATTAACGGAACAGGTACAGGCTCAAATACTTTCCTTAACATTTTGGAAGGTTTTGTTGCTAAAGAAGTTAATGGTCACAGTGCCACTTATGGAACAGATATTGAAGACTTACAAGCACTTGTGCTTGCAATGCCACGTAAATATCGTGCTTCTCGTTCAGCAATGAAGTTCTATGCTGATACTGAAACAGTAGCAGCAATCATTAACGGTCTTGGTTCAAGTGGTAACTTAAACACTGAAAGAATCGTAGAACGTGTTATCGATGGTGCAGCACCTCAAACAATTGGTGCTCCAATTCAATACCGTGTTCTTGGTCTTCCATTAGTTGAAGTTCCATTGATGCCAGCAGGATTCGTATCATTGACATTCCCAGAAAACCGTATTTGGGGATTCCAAAGAGACGTTACTGTTCATCGTGAATTCCAACCTAAGAAAGATACAGTAGAATATACTACTTTCTTGCGTTTTGGTGTTCAAATTGAAGAAGAAGACGCAGTTGCTTACATGCAACAATAGTTCTCTTCAGAACAACTCGAAGGGGGGACACGTAAAAATGTCCTCCCTTCAACTATTTTATAAATGATATAATAAACTTGGAGGATATTATGTACGAATCTAATAATAAAGTTGCTTTATATATTGAAAATGCAAGTCTTAGTGATAAAGAATTAGGAAAATTAGTTCGTGGATATAATATTGTTTCAGAAGAACTTGCAAGTAAATGGGTAGAAAAAAATAATAAAGTTAGAATTGCTACCCCACAGGAGGTAGCCGCCGCTTACGGCGTATAATATGGAAATATTAAGACATACAGACACAACAAGTTTAGTAGCAAGTTTTCAAGTTTCATCAAGTGCAGTTCATACACTAGAGTATGACGACCTAATTACAGGACAATCTTATTCAGCATCAGCAACGCCATTGTATGGCAGTGTTTCTTTTACCCTTAACAACAAGTACCTAACCTATACAGGAAACCTTGTAGCGTCAGTTAAGAACGCTTCTGGAGATACTGTAGTATTAACCAACATAGATGTGGTTAGACCATATTGCAATACAGACAACGTAGCCGCAGCATTAGATATAACTGACGGTAGCGAATTAGACTATGAAAGAATAGCAAGATATATTATAGATTCTCAAACACAAGGATTTCCTTTTGTAAGAAAAGAAAAAGAGATAGTTGGTAATGGATCAGACTATCTACCAGTTGATGAAAAGATTTATAAGATTTACAAGGTTTATCAAAACGGATATTTATTATTTGATTCAACATCTCAAACAAATGAAGTAAATTTTTTAATAAGCAAAGATGGAACATCCATTATCTCAATAGATCCAGAAGTACCAGAAAATAAGATTAACTATAAACAAGTATGGAGAGAAAGATATTTAGATGCAGATTTTAACGAAGGATCAGAGTACATAATTGATGGAGACTTTGGTTGGAAGGTTATCCCTCAAGATGTACAGGAAGCATCAGAACTGTTGATTCAAGACATGAAAAACAATACTCTTCAATATGTTAATAGATATATAGAGTCATTTGACAACGATGATTATAAGATTAAGTTTGCTAAGGGTGCTTTAACAAATACAGGCAATGTTATAGTAGATAAAATCTTGGAGAAATACAGAAATAGAATTCGCCTCGGGGTGTTGTAAATGCTGCCTAATGCAACAGGTGGGTTAAACGATATAATGTTCCCAATGACTGCAGACATATACTATGCAGATACAAAACAATTAGATTATGGTAATGTTGCAAAAACTTGGGTATTTGATAGAACTGTAAAATGTTCAGTTATTACAGAACAGTCTGGAGATCTTATTGGAGAATTAAAAACAAAAGGAACTGACTTTGTTTATGACTCTAGTAATTTTTTTAGAACACCAGAAGATTTAAGAAAGAAATCTAATGGCAAGTATTATCCAATAACTTCTATATCTATTACAAATATTAAAGATGCTTCAGGAGCCCCTGTTTGGATTAATGGTTCTAACAAACCAAATTCAGCAGATCCAGTAAGCACAAAGTATGAGGTAAAAACAATTGTTCCTACATTTAACTATGACAATACATTAAGATACTTAAGAGTATTTATAAGCAAGTCTCAAAATCAAAGGTGGGAATAATGAAAGTTAAACTAGATGCTTCTGACTTAATCTCTACCTTAAGAAATACTGTTCAATACTCTGAATCATTTTTAAAAGAAGTAAAAAGAAGCGAGCCTAAAATAACTCAAAAACTTGCAGATACTTCTATTGTTGCTTTTTATGAATACATGGATGGGTTAGCAAGATCTCACCCTGGTATGTTTCATCACGTATACGAATGGGGACAAGTAGGAGATCCATTTGGAAGACTTTATGAACTAAATAGAACCTTAGCAAGAAACAATGCTACTATCAATGCAGACTTCTTATCATCAGAATCTATTTCACCAAATGGAACACAACCATTCTATGACAAGGCTCAAATTATGGAAGAAGGAAGCCCTGTCATAATAAATGAAAAAGATGCTTCTGTTTTATTCTTTGAAATTAATGGAGAAGAATTTTTTAGACATGGCCCTATTTATATAGCAAATCCTGGTGGAGGAGAAACAAGGGGAGCATTCCTTAAGGCCTATAATGATTTTTATAAGTTTTATTTTTCTAATTTTTATTTAAAGTCTATAAGATTTTATGAACACTTTAATACCCCTCAAGAATTTATTAGGAACTTCAGATCAGCAGTTAAAAGCAAAAGTGGTGCTGCTTCATCAGGTCGTAAAATGGCTTTATCATGGATTGAGTCAGCCCCAGGAGATGTACTATGAAAATTTATAGACCAGAGAATATAATTAATAGATATGTTTGGGAACAGTTTAAAACTCAAGCCCCATCGTTCTATAACCTTTATCCACCGACAGTTGGTGCCGATGACTTTATCCCATTCTTTCCAGCGGGTACAGGAAATATACCTCCTGAAATTATAGAGAATGATTTACCATACATAGTATTTGATAAATTCATTAAAGTTAGAACTGGTAAATACAAATATTTTTATCCTATTAAAAGCGAGCACATGAGATATACCATTTATGGTGGTTCTTTATATGGGGCTGCAACCAATGGTTCAGATCGATATGGAGTAACAGTTAATTTAACCAGTCTTGTCAGTGCTATCTTGGATAGAGAAGATGCTGCGGCAGAAGATATAAATACTTTTTCAAAGACATTGACAGATTATTCGGATCCAAATTATAATGACTTATTTAGATATAGGTTTCATTGCATAAATGTCTTCCAATCGGGGTATGCAGAACTTCAACAAGATGTATCTGACCTTATGGAGTATAAGCCTTCTAGGGACCTTATTATTAAATATGATTATCATTCAAAACAATATAATGAGTCATAAAACCACGATATAATTAGAGTGAGGAAATCGCCCCACTTTTCCTATAAAAT